CTTTTCTTTTTTGAGCCTTTATTTTTTCATCGTTATTATCCCTATATTTTTTCCAAACCATATAAGAACATTGTTTACATTCAGTTCTAAACCCATCTTTAGAATCTTTTCTTTTTCTAAAATTAGATAATTCTTTTTCAAGATTACATTTACTACAAATTTTAGTTTCCATTTTTAATATATTCTTTTAATAATTTATTAACAAGGGAAGATAAATTCATAGATTTATCTTTAAAGTATTGTGGTAATTCGGGGTCAACCGAAACACCAATTTTAACTTTTTTTTCAATTTCTTCTTTTTTCTTTCTTCCCATATTAATAAATATCTACAAATTATAAAAAAGTGGAATTATTATAACTTTTTTTTAATTTTCTTCTTCAATTTCTTCTTTTAAATCAAAATCACCATCAACACCAATTATATCTTTCCAATAATCCGCATATTCTTTTTTATATTTTTCAATATTACTTTTTTCTTCGACAGTATCTTTACCCGCTAAAAACCCATGTGGTGTTACTAGTATTTTACCATCATCATACCCAAGTCCATTGATGTGATTTTTCAATACAGAAACTTTACTTCTTATTGCAAATTTAATTGAGCGTTTGTCTTTTGTTGCGGTTATTTTATTAGTACCCGCCTCTTTTTGATTACCAAATAAAAATACCAAAGATGAGTTTAACCAAATTGCTTCTCCACCCTTACTCTTAATTTTAGGTTGTCCAAAAGGATTATCTGGTAAAGAGACCCAAGGCTGATTTACTATAATCAATGTATTTTCATACTTCAAATCAGCCTTACGACTACCAGATATTCGTTGATTAATACCCATACCTATTTTGTCGGATAACGCAGCAGCATTGTGCATTTTACCACCTTTACCTTCAAAGGTTATTTTACAAGGAATAGAACCAACAGAATCCCATAAGAATAATAAACTATAGTCCAACTCACCCTTTTCTTGAGCATCTAACAAACTATTAATAAAATCTGTAATTTGTTCAATGTAACTAAAATTGTTGTTAAAGATAAAAAACCCATCCCAATCAACTTCTCCTGTTGTTTCATCAACAACTTCCTCACATTCAAATCCCATAAGTTTTGCATGTTCAAAAGACCATTTTTGTTCTGTAATAATAAAGACAGGAAGGATACCCTTCTTTTGAGCATCAACCGCAGATTTTACTAATGCAGTTGTTTTACCCGTATCCGAGTGACCCAAGAACATATTCAAGTGTCCAATCGCAGGACCTGGAAGTCCAACCGCATCTAAGAAATCAGGACCCAAATCAAAAAATCTTTGGGGTTTGTATTTAGCTGAGGTAGAGAATTTTTTCTTTACCGAACTAAAATCATTCTTTTTAATTGCCATAATTACTTTTGTAAAATTCTTTTAAGTTTTCTAATTTGTCTTTAGCGTTTGAAAGTTTTTCAACAAACTTATCCATCTCTTCCAAATGTTGTGGGTGTTCACCAATACCAACAGGATTTTCCATATACACCATTAAGGTTGCTTCTGATTCACTAACTTCACTCTCGTATTTTTTAACAAGAGATTCATACATTTTTTCTCTAATTTTTTTCATTATTTATATTTTGTTTTTTTTATTTAAAAGAAAAAGCTTGGACACTTTGTCCAAGTAAATGTCCAAGCTTAATTATAATGTTAGAACGGTAAATCATCATTAACCTCATCATTTGCCTGAGGGTCAACCATTGCCGTCTCTTTTTTCGCTCCACCCATAGATGTTGTTGATTCAGTGTCGTTACCATAAACGTAACCACCTTTATCACTATCCCATTTTGGAGTTTCTCCACGAGCAATCGCCTCAAGATATTCAACAGGTTTCTTAGAGTATACGTCCAACCAAGTTAACTCGTCGTTAATCCAAGCATCCGCCTGTTCTTTTTCTGTGTGTACAGGAGCTGGGTCATCATACATAATTGTTGATACACTTGTGTATTCTTTACCCGCAGGTGTTTTAGATTTTGTCAATTCAACAATAAGGTCACGACCTTTCTCAGGGTCAGTAATGTCACCTTTGTTTCTCCAAATCGGAATGATTTTATCCAAGATACCATCATTCTTATAATTGTGTTTAAATCTCCAAAACTTCGGACCATCTTCTTCGTGGTCTCTATCAATAACTTTTACAATATAGAATTTACGAGATTTATATTGTTTTGCCAATTCTTTGTCTGACTCTTTGCCAGTTGCCATCAACTCTTCATAAACCTCATTCAATGGAGAACGCTCGTTGTCATTCTTTCCTGGGTCATAGAATTTTTGCCATTGACCACCAACTTGAATTTCGTGGTACCATGCTTCTTTAAATGGTGAACTACCATCGTGTGTAGGTAGGATACGTACTCTACGTTGTCCTGATTTTTCTTTATCTCCGAGAATAAGAGCGAAGTATTTCTTCATTCTTTCATCTTGAGACATCTTACTTTGGGCCCCGCCCCCTTGTTGTGCTTTTTCGTACTGTGCCAATACGGCGTCTAATGAACTCATCATATTTTATTTAAATTTTAATTTGTTGTTTCGTTACTCAATTATAGTCTAGTTTTGTGGGTTAGTCAAATAAAAAAGCCACCTTTTTGGGGTGGCTTTCATTTGTGTATTAGTTAACGTTATTTGTACTTATATTCATCTTTAAACCCATTTCCTTGAAAGGAGCTTTTAATATCATTAACGTTTATGTCAGTCACATCCTCAGGTGTTAAAACATAATCATTTTTTCCTGTTTTTTCCATCTCATCTTTTTTATCATCAAAAAATTGTGATAATTTTTGATTAAACGGGTATGAATCATAACTTCTCAATTCCAATTTTTCTTGGGGTGTTTTATCTCTATATTTCTCAATTTTGTTTTCAAGAGCGTTAAGTTTGTTCATAATAGCATCCATCTCACCTAATCTTGATTCCAATTTATTTAATTGTCCAAATAAGTTGTCAAAATAGTCATCTTGTTTCTTCTCAATATTTTTTTGAGAATCTACTAATTCTGTTATATCCAATTCTTCAGTACCACTTTCTTCGTCCGCACCTTCTTCAGTTTTTCCCTCATCGTCAATTTTTTCAACATCAGGGTCATTCTCAACATCAATTGGTGTTGGTGTTGCCCCTGCTGGCGGTGGTGGTGCGGTGGTTAAATCTTCCGCAGGTGGTGGCGGTGGAGTCGCACCAGCCTCAGGAGCTAAAGCTGCTAAGTCTTCTCCTGCCTGTTCAGTTATATAATTGTTGATACTTCTGTATCTTTGAATTTCACTTAATATTTTCTTATCTAAACTCATTGTATTATCCGTTTAATAATTGTTTAATTCCTCTAGATGTTTCTACTCTAACCTTTCTATTGGCAGTTGTTTGGTGACCCGCTCTTTCAATAAGACCATCTTTCTCTCTTACTGTGTAGCAATCTCCAGTATCTAAGTCGCAAACTTGTTTAGTTCCGTCTCCGTTATCTTCCTCTGAAAATCTAACTGACTTTCCAAGATAATTGTCTAATGTTGCTTTTAAGTTCATAAAAATCTTTTTATATAAATATATGATTAAACAATAAAGTGAATGTGTTATTATTCACTTAATTATTGATATCTAAAATTAAATGATTGTTGTACGTTTTGTGGGTTTGTCGTTTTGTTTGTTGGCACCGCAATTATTGTGAATTTTACGTAAACTCTCTGTGTTGGATTAATTGATTGATTTACAAGAATATTTCCAACATTAGTATTAGTTATATAGAATTCATTATTTGACACATATCCTGTAATACTTGTTGTGAAAGTTTTATTTAATGATAATGTGTTCAAGTTATTTACAGTTACATTATCATATACCGATACTGTCATCGCAACAGTTTCCTGTATTGTCCAAGTATTTGTTAATGTTGCTTTAGGATTAACAATGACCAATAAATTATCTGTTATATCTTGATTTATTATCTGACTTTGACTTGTTAAGACAGCAACACCATTCTGTTGTGGTTGGGTATTTGTATTTAATGGGTTACCTTTTGTTGGTGTGACTTGTGCTGGATTATATGTAAAATTAGCTACAGTTGAGCTGTTTCCATACCTACCACTAAGTGTTATTGGATTGTTTTGAGCAACAGTAGTATTACTATAAGGAACAACAACGGTAATATTAAATTCATCTATTATTGTAATACCTGTTGTTGTTAATACATTATTAATTGTTACACCTGTAACTTCATCCAAATTATTACCTGTAATATATAATATGGTTCTACTTACCCCTGTCAATGGAGTGAATGATGTTATTGTTGGTGGTGAACAAGGAGTTGTAACTGTTGTGGTTGTATTTAAATTGTTCGGTGTTGATGTTTGGGTTTGTGGTTTCTTGCTTTGAGTTTTTAACTGACCTGTTGATGTCACGTCTAATCCTGCATCTCCAGCGGATTTAAAGGCTTTATCAAGAGTTGAGTTTAATGTGGTATATTCGTTAGGGTGTGAGTTGTAATAGTCTTCTGAGACGTTCGACACTGGCCAATAACACACATAAAATTTAGGTAATCCCAATCCTGTTGTTGAATTATATACTCTATCGACTTGTGGTGATAATCTTGCAATCATAAAATCAAAGAATTTACCTATGTTATCAAAATTAGCAACTGGTTGAGATGTTGGTTGTCCTGTTGAGTTTGATATATTAACACAAGAATATTTCTTGGCACTGAAATAATTACCGCTTGCCCCGTAATCCGTAGTTAATGTTATGTTTGCATAGTTGTTATTATACCCATAAAACTTTCCGTCCCTAAATGTTTTAGCATAACAAATACAATAAATAAGAACTTGTAATCTAGTATCTAATGTTTTCTTTTGCAGTTCTGTAACAAACTCACTTTGAGTTAAACTCACAGTTACTGACGACTGTACATCACCCCAAGTTTCATAAGCCAACGCCAAATTACTACCACAAGAATTCTGTGCCGCCGCGGTATTATCGGCAACCTGACTCACATATTTAGATTTATTAACATTGGTGATTGCTTTAGCTGTAACCGAATCTTTTCTATTTTTAATTATAGATTCAATTTTAGTTAATAAATTTTGATTTATACTTTGTAGGAAACTATCAATTGGTGGTAAATCATAGACACTTTGTCTAACACCTCCGATTGTTGTTTGGAATAATCCTGGTGTTATAGAATGACTAACATCTGTTATAAAATACGGACCATTAAACATTGGTACGTGTCTAAGATTAAAATACATTGTTGGTTGTAATAGAGCATTTCCCAAACACCTAACCTCACATTTGTAACTTCTTTGTTTATATAGATTATATAAACTTACATTTTGTGTTGTAACATTTCTACCATTATATTGATTAATCATATCCAAATCAGTTTGGATAGATTCTGAGGTTGCCTTTCCACTATCCATACCAACATTGAATGAATAAAAGACTCCTTGATTACTAGTTCCGATATCAACATTAAAACCAACACATCTGTTTGACAAGGCATAATCCTTTTTACCTGAGGGGTCTTCAAGTAAAGGATTGTCTGATGTTCTTCTTAAATCAAACGCATCGTCTCTAAACCTTGAATTACCTTTTGGTAAGTCTAAATGTGTTGATGGTTGTCCCGCATAAAAACAAATCATTTTGGGACCAGAATTTCTATAGTCAACATTTAAAAACGTTCCCCACATATTATCTGCAAAATCTAATTGCCCTTCAGGTTGGGGTATTGTAGTTCCATCAACATCCTGTATATTATAAAAATTAACATACGATGGTAATGGCATTACATTAAATTTATTTTTAATTAAAAACCCGCTCATAAAAACAAACACACTCATACCCATATTCAATGAATTTTCATTGAACGTACTTTTAAAATCAAAAATATCTACAATAATCGTATCTCCTATGTTTCTTGACGCTCTATCTAAAAAAAGAACGTCTTCAAATAGTGTTTTGGTTTTATAATCAGAACCCGCAATCCATTTGTCATTTAACGCTTTAAACATTTCATAAAGTTCAACTTTACTTTGTTGTCCGTCAATGACGCTTTGAATTGTTCTTTCAGGTAGTTGTTGTTGGTCAGGTAAATTCTTTCTAACTTGACCTAATATCAAATTTAAAATGTTATTTTGGAAATTTGTTGTATCCGTTAAGTATGTTTGAAGTCTTCCTCCAAAAACATTACCTGTTAATGTTGGCGTATTTAGTTTTTGAGTTGCATACATTTTAATTATCGGAGCACACAACACTACGTTATTCACGGTAAATTCAATATTACTATCAATAAAGAAGTCCGTAATATAAGAACCCGAATCTTCGTATTTTAAATTTGTTATGGTTGAGAATCCTACTTCGGTTTCTAACGCATTCCAAGCCGCAGGGTATCTTGATTTTGATACTGCAACAGTTATTGTATTCGAGTTTGATGGTAAACTATTAACTATGTATGGGTTAAATGTTATTGGGTCTACAATTGCATTACTTCCACCAACGTGAGTTATATATGAAGCCATAACTCTTCTATTATAATCTGCAGGATTACCATATTTTAAAATTACATCATACTCCATAAAAGATTTAATAGTATTCGAGAATACTGTTAATTGTGTCTGTCCTACGGTGTTAAAATATTGCTCATTAGTTAATGATGAATCCTTGGCATTAATTTCCATTAAATTTCTAAACAAGTATTGGAAATTTTTAAATATTACATTAGGGTCTGCAGGTGACACACCAATAGGAACCGCAATTTGTGGACCTAAATCTATATTCGCAATTGGTTTACAGAAATTTAAAAATTCTTGTTCTAACTTATCTAAAATACTTTTATCAAAAACTGAGAATATTTCCTCAATATTTGAGTAATCGCCA